CATGCTACCGAACCAATACAGACACTCAAGGAAAGAACCTAGAACCTCTCTATATACGTTGATAAGTGTAGTTGATAAGTGATCTCTCTACCGATACTCTAGTGATATACCTAGCACTGTACACTCTCCGAGTGAAGTTCTATATAAATATATTAAGAAAGGTGTAGACAACTGATAAGATAGTTGATAAGATGCGTCCTATAAAGTTGATAAGGAATACTCCGATGAATACAGATATGATAGTTCTAATAGTTATATACATAATAGTTCTGAACATAATGCTATATGTCTATCTAATGAGCGAATAGACTCAGTGATAAGAACATTGATAAGGACTCTTGATAAGAGAGTTCCAAGAAATTCCTCAAGAAAGATGGTATACGGGGTAAACGGGACGGGTTAGGTGGGAGAGACCCTTTCACAAATATATGTCAAATTTTGGATTCAACTATAACTTGCAAGAGAACCTTTCCCACATAAGTCACCAACAGTCCTTAGTAACTACTTTAGAATGTTAAGAATAACAGCAGCTATATCTAGCGCTTTAGAAGCCCCTGATAGCCCTTTATTAACCTTATCCTTACCTTTGTACTCCTGAACAGAATTAACCGCCTTAGCGCTCTCTACAATGGTTCCTAGAGTACCTATTACATTTACTGCATCACTGTGCTTGATCTTCTTTAGTGCTGATAGGTTTACTTTCATTTAATTTCTCCTTTACGAATAGTACTAACTGCTTAGCAGCATTGATGACTAACCAATTACGAGTTAGTCTTTCTTTAATTTCTTGTTCTGTCATTTACGACGACCTCCAAACTTCTTAGTAGTTCCTGAACCTCTACGCATACCAGTGTTAGCGAATTTACCATGTGTATATCCCATAGGATTACGTCTCCACTCTGCAATTTCTTCCTCACGACGTTTAACTGCACCAGCTTCATCGTCTTTAGCTAAGAATGGTGATAAACGCTCTACTAACCGTTGTACACAGTCAGCACGGTCATCATGTACTAAACTACCTCTATCGTAAGTAATGTTACCTAACTGGTAGAAACAGCTATATTGATTACGCTTTTCCATAGGATGTTGTAAGCAGTACTCCCAATCTTCTTGAATAGCTGAACTTGTCACTACTAACTTATGACGACGAGTCACAGGAGAGATAGTATCAATAATACGACGCTCTTTCTGAGTAGTAACGAAATAATCGTTCACAGCAACGCCTGAGAGCGCGCTATTAAGCTCTGAATGAGTAACACCGTAGGATTGTAGCAGTTCAAGGAAATCATCGTCCTGCGAGCCTTTAGAAGCCTTTAAACGCAACTTATCAATTTGAGCTACGACTAACTGAGTAACAGTGCCATGACCCATGTTACGTTCAATATCTAAATCTTTAATACCTGACGTAACCATCTTCATGATAACCTTATTCAAGTTCTCTTCTTTTGTACCACCCTTAAAACCACCTACCGATAGTAAGTAAATATATGAGTTCGTAGCTGCACCTGTAGCGAATGCAATCTCGTCCCCACCTGAACCAGCAGGGTCAATAATCATAACCTTGTGTTCAAACGGTACAGACTTATCGGAACCAATACCCCAATACATCCTAAAGGCTGTCATTGCTGGTGTTAATTCTTTATATGCTGTAGTTGGATCACATTTGTACTGAACCACCTCTGGTGCGGAATCTGTACCTGTACCGACTACAGGAATGTCCGATAGTTTAATCTTGGTACGCATCTCATCAGATAATGTTGTATCTAACATGTACTGTAATGCAAAACCTTCTGGTCCATAGTCCAACTCTTTAGATTGTAGAGTCTCTTCTCCGATGTGGTTAGGGTCAGTAGGTTGTCCCCTATTACCTTCGATACCACCACCTGTTTGTAATTCTGGATTTTCTAATAAACGTTTCATGATCATAGGTGCAATCTCTGTACCCGAACCATAACGTTCTAATTCTTCATTTGTAGGGTAACGCCCTGTCCAAACTCGAACACTAAAACCACGACGAGGTAGTTCACGATAAATCGAGTCTTTAGTCTGAGGTGTACCTAAATACATAATGTCACCATGAATACAGATAGCTGAGAACTCACGAGTCTGTAATGCTAACTTCTCGCGCTCTGTTTGAGTCATAGAGTTACGCATAACCTCAATATCGTCTGCTAACAAAAAGTCAGCACGTTTACCTGCTAATTGTGCAGAAATACCTACAGAAGATACAGAAGCGGATTTATCAATACCTTTTAGATCACAGTGAATATCATAGTTCTTAGCACTATCCCTGTCACCTCTGGTCGTATCTGGACGCATCCAACATAAAATATCCCATTGGTTAATGATACGTGTAATAATCAGAGCGATAGAGTCAGCCTGATCACCACCAGCAGATACAATCAAACAACGGTCTTTAGGACGCTGTATAAGTCGCCAGATGCAATATAAAGCAGCTAAGGTACTCTTAGCCTGCCCACGTTGTGCCTGCACCATACGGTACTTATAACCATGTTGCATGTAGTCTGCAATGTCCTCCTGAATCTCCGACATCTTAAAACCGAGATAAGCCATACCTAACTCAGCAAAGTCTCGGAAGCTCAGGAATAACCCTGCAAACATTAATGCGAACATTTCACGATCTTCTTTAGGGATTAACTCTGGTCTATCATTGTGTTGAGCAACATGTGCCCGTAATCTTTTAAAGCGTTCTCGGAACGTCGCATCAATCATAACAACTCCTTATTGCATAGGTCCTAACAGATCATCGAATTGACCTGATTCAACCTGTGTTACTAAAGCATCTACCTTTGCACGTTGTGCTTCCGATAGATCTTTTAAGTCTTCTTTTAGTTTCTCCATGCCCGCTGCATTTGGAGTTGCTGTAACACCCTCATTCTTCAAGAAAGTAACAATAACGTTCTTATCCGCAGAAGATAGTGGATAATCACCTTCTATCGCATCACGTAAGTCTTTAATGAACATTTCTACAAGCAACTCATGCAGTATACAAACACGGTCTATCTTAGCCCCTGTTTTCTTACCTGCCATAAATCCTCCTAATTAAACCATCCACAATCTGCACCTTGTAAGAGTAAGCATACTAAAATTATGATAGGTATAATACGCCCACCAAGATGCTCAGGGTCAGACCACTTCATGTACCCTCCTATAAGCTCCGTAGAGCACGTTCAAAGATAATAGCGTACTTCGCTATAAGCTCAGCCTTATCTTTCCCATTAATGATATTACGAGCAGCTACGTACTGCTGTTTGTTGTACTTACTAACTGGACGTTTACGTCTGAACCCAACACCTGTGAACCAACCATTCAACATACCTTTGATAGCAATCTGAATAGCAATTAATGGTTCTAGTGCCTTTTCGGGATTCTTAATTAGATCAACTCCAATAAGTTTACCAATACGTTCATAGTTCTCCTTCCAAGTTAACTGTACATAACCATAACCGATGTAAGGGTAATACTTCTTAGACCGAAGATAGCTATCAGAACCAGCTTCTTTAATAGGTTGCATAGTTCGATAGCCACTTGGTAAACCAGTCTCATGGTAAATAGTAGCTAGTAAATAAGCTGCCTCTGGATAGGTTAAACCAGACTCAGTAGCCTTCGCTACAATAAAGTTTATCGCATCTACTTGAGTTTGATCTAACTTACCACCGAATAGTTCATTACGGATAATACTAAATCCGTCTTTAGTCAGAATCATTTGAGACCTTCCCTTCTAAATATTTCATAGTTCGTACTGTACCATACCAACCAATAAAGCCAGCTACTACGTGAGCAGCACCAGCGGTTAATGTTTCAGGTACAATGATACCTGTTAATGTTCCTAAGAAGCTCATACCCACTAATGCGATAGCTGTAAAGATACCGCAAAGTAGTGCTTCAATAAACGAGAATTTATTATCTTCTTTCTTAGTCCGTAGTAGTGCCACTACGAAAGACGTAGCAGCAGCACCTACGATCAATTTATCTAAGCCTGACCATACATAGATCAGAACTGCATAGAACTGATCTAGCATTTCATTTATTCTCCTTTGTTGCTAAGTAGTTGTACTATAAGTATAGTTGGAAGCCATACATCTTAGCCTGTAGTTCATTAATAAACCCGACTATTTAAATCGGGTTTATAATATCCTTAGTCTTTAAGATTTATGTCGTTGAGTCTAATATCAATCCACCTATCTTTTTTAATATCAACTGGTTTAGAAATATCCGCAACAATTGAAGCTGTTTCAATATCAAATTTTTTGGCGTAGGTTTTTACTGAAATGTCTCCATTTTCAAGAGTTTTATATACTAATGCAAATAGATTGTTACCATTTGCGTCTTTTGGTGCTTCAATGTACCAACCATCATTAGAGAAACCAGCGCTATTTTTAATTAAATAGTCACCAACTCCCAACTTTTCAAAAATGATATTTTGCTCAGCAGCTTCATCATTGAGTTCAATCTTATCTGCAAATAGTTTTACGATGGGTGACGCAGCTTTAATAAATCCATTAGCATCTACGGTTGTATTACCAGATGACAAAATCTGGCGCCAAGCATTAATACCAAATGACCAGTTTTTCACTCTGAAATAGAGATTTCCACCACCACCATCATAAGAAACACCTGCGATTTGAGTGTTGCTCATGCTCAGGATGTCTGTTGCTACAAAAGACTCAGGATAGTTTCTGGATGCTTGAGCTAAAGCACCGCTTGGTTGTGCATAATTACCTGCAAATCCAAAAATGTCATTTAAATTTACATCTTGCGGATTAATCGGTGAACTTCTGATTTGTGATGTTGTTAAAAATCTATCGTTAGTTGGGGCTAAGACAATGTGATCATTATTAATATAACCATCAACTTTAGATGTGGAGTCACAGTACATACCGAACGCGGGTAGTAGCGCTGTTGAAGATGTTGTCTTAGCAATTTCTTCTAACCTATTACTACCCTCAAATCTAATCGGTAAATCTACAATAAGCTTAGAATTCCCTTGACACATACTGAATGCAGCAACAGTTGTAGAGTTAGTCGAGGTGTACATAGTATTTATACGTCCTCCACTTATTTTGACTGTGGAATTTGACACACAGTTAAACATAGCGTTGTAAGTATTCCATGTAACTTCGCGTTGATACTTATTCTCAAATCCAACAATATTCGGAGCTACAAAGTTTGCTACAGAATCTTCACAGTATAACAAGTTATATGCATGTGCAAACTCAAAACCCATGTCAATAAAGCTGACATCTGAATAACGCATGTAGATTAGTGAGTTAATCGGGCTTCCATCAGTGCCGTTAAAATCATTACCGCAAGAAATAAATGTTGAATACTGCATATTTAGCAAGTACCACGCGTAACTATCAGAACCTTTTGCGTTTTTAGCCCAACAAGATATGAATGTTTGTGATGTATTATTAGGCAACCAATTAGTTTCTGGGGCGCCAAAAATAAAGGGTTTGTCTGCACTCGCCTCAACTCGCTCCCAAGTCACCATCCAACTATCTACTGAATACACCCCATTTGCGCAATTTGAGATTGAAATGTATCTCAAGCTGGATTGACAAATTAAAGGTGCGTATAGTCCATAACCCCTATTTGTAAGAGAAGAATCATAAGATAATGAAAATCCATTTAGGTGTAATTGTTGTGCATACCAATCACTTTGACTAACATCAGGCATAAGAATCAAAACAGCATCAACGTCAAAGTTCATTACCTTTCCATTAATTGTTGTTTTGCCGAATCCCTCGATGTTGTTTGTGGTTTTCACAATCTTGGTTGTTAGCTCACCCGTCCCTGTAATTTTTCCGCCACGCTTCCATTTTCTAACTGGTTTTGAGACATAATATGTTGTTGCTGATAGTGATACATCAAACCCCGAGTTTACGACTTTATTCAACGGAATGGACTGGTCAAAATCCTTGTTATTGCCTATTGCTCCAGCATGCTCAGGTGTTACTGTGTTGTTCTCAACTTGTAGAACCCACCCATTGATGCATAGGAAACCATCATTTTCAGTTTTGCGTGATGCAACATAAATACGATGACCGCCACCACTATATGGCTGTGCTAATGCAGAATTAGTTGCTGCATAATAACCTTTAACATAAACAACTTGTCCATTATGAGGGTTATTTATTGCAAGCATATCAGCTATAGATTCTACAAAACCGACATTAGTACCTTCGTTGAACCATCCTGTCATATCAACATTCGGATTGACTATATTGTTCGCAACGATAGAGCGAACAATATCGCCATTATCAAGCATAATACGCGCATTTTTAGGGTACACTATTTCAGGGTTGAAGTACTTTAAGTAGTACTGTGTTTGTGCAGCAGCTACTTCTGCTGCATTAGCAGCCTCTTGAGCAGCTTCACTAGCTTCTTGTGCTTGTTGCAAAGCTTCTTGTAAACCATGTACTAATGGCAGTACATCACCACGTAGTTTAATAAAACCATCACGTACCTCTTGCTGGGAATGTACGATTTGTCGAAAATCTGCATCTACGTTCTGGTCAATGAATAACGCACCCGCATCAAAGATGTACTTCATCTTATCAATGTCTGTTTCGCGTTCAATACGAACCGTACCTTCTGTAATAGCAGGTTCAACTTTTAGAGTAACAGCGTTAACTTGAGATACAGTGTATCCCAAGTCCTCAACTGCTACATCATTAAGAAAGACATGTACAGCATCATATTTCTCATCATATTCAAAACTGATAGGGAAAGTGTCTGTAGGTGTAGTCACCACTGTCTCTGTAAATGATCGTAGTATATTCATAAATTATTAATCCTCAAAAGCTAGTGCCAAAGCATCTAACAATACTGCTGAGTTAGCAATACTATTTTTCTTTAGCGTAATTAAGTCTGGCTCTCCCGTAGCCAATTCACTCACAAAATTCCATGTCTTACCTAACGGGGCTAAAGCTGTTACCGAACTTTGATCTACGCCTCCAATAAGCATCTCTAATGGGTAGTTCCAAGAACCTAAAGCACTCATAGTTTTAACTGTCATTTTAGCAAGGTCCTCATCAGGTTCCTTACCATTACGCACGTTAATCGCTGCGCCTACTAGCATAGCTGCTGGCATTTGCGCTGCCATGAGTAAAGCTAGACCAACCGCACCATCCCGATTTAATGTACGACGTAGTACCTTCTGTTGCATAGCGAACGCATAACGCATATACGGGAAGACAACCTTACCCATAGTACTATGCTCAAGGATACTAGGTACTTCACCCTTCTGGATGTTAAATGCTAAGTTATCAGACTCATTGAAAATCTTCTGTTCAAGAGCAGCACGGGTAACGTTAGACCAAGAGTCGATATTACCACCCTTAGTTTTCCACTCAGTTTGGATAGCACTAAGCAGTTCATCAGATACCTTCATCTTATTCTTCATGTACTTAATATCACGAGCATTACCGTTAGCAACACCACGTAGCACATCACCGTATACACCCATTAACATACCAATCTGGAATCGCTTAAGATACTCAGATAAGTTTAGGAAACGTGTACTCTGGCTGTAGTACTGCGCAGCTTCATGAATACCATTAGATACAGAATAACCATCCGAGTAGTGGCTCATGAAGTTCTTCCAACGTGAAGGTGCAATAAGTTTACCTGTGAAGATGTCCTCCAACGTCTTAGCCTCAGAAGTACTAAATCCTTTCATACCTTTAACAGCAGTCTTTAGACCACGATAGATATGTGGGAAGCTACGTACTACACCCGTCTTGTAGACCTGCGTTGCTACGTCAATAATACCGTATAGACCTGAGTTAGCTAGTAACATCATATCTGCTACTGCTTGAGATGTACGCAAAGCTTCTGGTGCAGCTTCTCCGATAGGACGACCTAGTAAGTCATCACGGACTGCCTGAAAGAACTTACGTGCTTTCTGTGGGTCTTGTCCTTTAGGTAATTTATCTAGGTATGAAGTTAATAGATTATCTAATTCTGCCTCAGACTTAATACCGTACTGAGCTAGACCGTTACGAGCAGCCATACGTCGTGAGTACTCTTCAAGATTACCAAAGGTACTAGAATCTGTTAAGTCTTTCATACCGAATGTTTTACCAGTACTAGACTTATATGTCATATTCCAATCCCAATCCATACGCTTACGTAGGTTCTTAGGTTGCCCTCGTGCATCTTTAGAAGCTTCAAACATACGAGTAGTTACACCGCTAGCATCCTCATTACTTAAACCTGCACGAGTAAGTACGTCATGAATCTGCTCCTTAGTCATACCTGTGGTTGCTACCTCAGATAAGTTCCTAGCAGCATCACGTTGCGTTTGCAAGAAGTGTTGACCAACCTGCTTCACAGTTAATTTGAAGTTACCTTTAGGGTTTAACAGTTCAGGATAGATACGGGTAATCTGCTTGCCATAGAAATGAGCAATATCATCCCATGAACCTAGCTTACGATTCTCGACTGCATCTAATATACGATCATAACTATGACGTACAGGCATATAAGTACTACGACGTACAATCTGATCCGCACCTTCTGCTTCTAAGAATCCTACCGCTTTAGCATCATCTAGTACACGTGTAGCAAAACCTGAATCAATATAGGTTCGCATAACACGTTGCATACTTGGATGTGGTTCAATAGTATTAATAAGTTGCTTGATAGTTGCATCAGAAGGTACTTGTCCTAATTGCTCTGTTAACTCTAAGACTTTAGCATCTAAGCGTTGCATAGACTCTTGGAACTTCTCCATTGTCTCTTGTGTAGCTCGACCATATGACCCATTATTTCGAGTAATTGGATTAGGTTTAACCAACGTAATCTCAGCTACAGCATCACTTAAATCTTTCTCTAAACCAGCTAAACGCCATGAGTAGTTGTTTAAGTAAGCTGCTTGTGCTGTAGCTACATCATCACCGTTGTTGTGTACACCAGTTAATAAACGATTAACTAATGTTGAGTTATCACCTTGAGTCAAATAATAAAGCTTATCATAAGAACTGGATAACTCTGCTAACCAACCATGTTTTTTAATTACATCAGAAGGAGCCCCACTAGGTGTACTAATAGGCATAGATGTAGATTTAATAATATCTTCTTTAGCAGCCTCTAAAGATTGTTGTACGTGTGGTTCGATAAGATGATCTGTAGAACCTAAACTTTTAAGTTCAGCACTAATAGCATCATCAAGATGTTGTACAGGTTTAATAGCACGTAAACCAGCACCTAGACCGAACGTAATGGAATCCATAAAACGTTCGTCCTCAGATCGAATAGATTGATCCTCTAATGCTACGTTTACACCATAAGCTGCACCTGCTGCTGTAGCTGCCTGTGCTGCACGTACACCAACTTGAGCCATACGTGAACCTTTAGCTGCCCAACCTAAATATGGAATAGCTGCTAAAGGTAAGTCGATGTCGATAAGACTCGCTGCAATACCTGTAATAGGGTTCTCTGCTAATGCTTTAGCATCTTCACGTTTAGACACGATACGTTCTGTACGACTTTTCCAATCTTCGTAGTTTACTGCTTTGTTAAGGTATTCCGCTTCGTCTGCATGCTGCATACCCCAATCTTTAAAGAACTGATCTGTAAATTCGTCAGGTGTAAAGTTAGGGTCACGGTCATATCTTAATTTATCCATACCACTACGTAACCAATCTCGTCCAGTAGGCGCAAATCCTGCGATAGCTGTATCCAATATAGATGGAGGTGTTTCTCGCTCTAAGCTCTCTAACTGCTGAGTCTCGGTAGTAAGATCAACTTCGTCAGCTTGACCTTGTGGTTGTGTGTTTATAACATGATTAATCTTAGGTACATTACCAGCAGGAACAATAGGTAGTTCAGGCTGAACCTCTGGTAACAATTTAGATTCTTGTGTTCCTGTAAAAAGTCCAGCCATAATATCCTCCTATCGTTTACCTTGTGCTGTAAAATGTTGACGTAATGCGTCTCGGTAGAAACGGTTACGTTGATGTTTCTCTCGTTTGTCTTGTGTATCACCACCTGCTGAATAGATAGGCATACTCTTAAGAATACGTAATCCATCTGCATAGGTAGGTGCATTCATAGCTCGTGTAATAGTATCTGCTGCACCACCACCACCATGCCACCATGCATCTGCTAATAACATAACAGATTGTTTATACTGTGGAGGATAAGGGGCTGCTGTAGGCACAGGTACGCCAACTTTAGCTAAACGATTACCCATACCCTTAAAGTACTCGTTAAAGAAGTCTGCTTCAACCTTCATAATGCCTTGCGGATCACCTGCTACCGCATCAAACTTAGCCTTCCATTTAGGGTGCTTATCCATGCGAATACCATGTCCATATACATTACCCGAACTTGCACCACCTACACCTTTAACAAAGGATTGTTGAGTTGCGAAAGATTCGAATGTATTGAAGTTACTTACTAACTGTGTAGCTAATCCGATATTACCATTGAACATACCTGCCATGTTAGCTGGAATACGAACGGTACTTGTACCACCACCAATACGCTTAAGTGGGAATATACCTAGACTACCGTTACTATTGATAGTAACAGGTCTAGCACGACCACCAGACATAACACCACCGTAGCGACGCATGTTATCACCATATAACGTATTTGATGGTCCAGTAACTAAACCACCTGAATAAGTCTTAGTAGCAGCTAATTGCTTACTACCACGATTACTATATTCCTTAGCCATGTCGTTACGTAGACGGTTCATTGTAATCTGTGCCCCTTGCATACCTGCAACACCTGACACGTTTACTAACTTACCTTCTTTGTCATAAGCTTGGAAATATAAACCTGTACCACCCTCATCAGAAGATACAACAATATCCTCTGGTCGAGTCTTAAGGCTCTTAGCAATTTCTTGACGATACTTATCTACCACTACACCTAACAGATCAGAACTTAAAGGAACACCGTTATCTGACTTCATACCTTTCACCATATTAGCAGCATTAGGTGTTAATACAGTACTCGCATAACCTTTAGGTGATTTCTGTAGCATACCTAAAGCCTCCATGTTAGCCATAAGAAGTTCAGGACTAGCTGTAGTAGTGCTTGGTGCTAACTGGAACTTACCCGCTTTAGCAGCAACTATGATAGCATTGAGTTGTGAGTCTTTAACGGCTGATTTCTGACTATTCCAGAAGCCCCCACCATGACCACGACTAAACCATTTATCTAATTTAGTAGTATCGGCTGTCAAAGCAGTCGTCGCTTTGTCAATGTTCTCATAACGAACTTGACGGTTAACTGGATTACGTACTAATTCACGAGCATCAGTCATACGCCCACCATTACGCCATAACTGCTCTACTGCTCCACGATATTCTTCTGGAACACCTGCAAGCAACTGTGCAGCACGTGCTGGATTTGTTTGTGAATAATTGCGGTACATACCTGCCATTGTATTAAACACTTGCTCACGGTTCTTGTAGTAAGGGTCTTTCTCAGCCTCAGCTTGAGTCATACCCATAAAACCTGTAAATTGTGAACTAGCGTACTCTGCACCCTTCTTAGCTAATTCTGGTACATCTGTCTTACCTGAGAAGGCGTGGTTAATCATAGCCATACCACCTTGTAAAACATCACCATTAGCTTCTCGTAGATGTTTCTGTGTCCAAAGGTTTACAAACGTATCTTCACCCTTACCTGTACTTGCAATAAAGTCAATCATGTCAGGGAATTGGTCAATAGTGTTAATATCAATATCCGCATTCATAACCTTATTATGTTGAGTTACATAAGAGTTAGTTAATTGACGGGCCAAAGCTGTCTTCTTATCTTCACTCAAATTAGGGTTACTATAAATAGCATGCATCTGTTCATTATAATCATCAGAATCTAAAGGAATCTCACCTACTTCAACACTAGCAATATATTCTGTTACCTGACGGTCAGCCATAGTATCGTTGTAATTAGTAATACCTACATGAATATCATCAGCAATCTTACGTACACCTGTAAGGGTATCTAAATCGACATACCCTTTAGTATAAGCATGATCTACCATACCACGTAGTTTATTTACCACTTGATCTGCACCTTGTGCTGTAGGATCAATCTGTTGCCCGATAAACTTAAATGCACTTGCGATTTCATCCTGTGCTGACTTAGTAGCCTCCTCTAATGTTAAATTAGGATCAGCAGTCATCTTAGCAGCTACAGAACGATTCACGTATGCATACGTAAGTACGTCTAATTCATCACCACTTAACTCTGTAGTACGTAATGTATTTACATAGTTAGCCTGCAATGTTAATGTACTCTGATAAGCTTTATCAATAGCAACACGTTGTTGTGTATCCTTAATAGTTTTCTGATAGACAGCGTTCTCTTTTAAACCTTCTTTATAAAGATGTTCTTTAAAGTCAGCATCAAGATCACTGTTATAAATAGCATCCGTGTACTGAGTTAAATACTCTTTACCTACTTGGTACATCTCGTCTGAGCTTGCACCACTATCAGCCATCTCTTTAATACGTGCATTAAATTGTTGAAGTTGCTGTGCTTGCGTAGCTACTAACTTCTGGTATTCTTTACCTTGATTATAGTATTTACCATCAAGCCAGTTCACTTCTCGCTGAACGTCATTCATTTGATCACTACGACCTAATGCAATAAGACGATCAGCGTTCTCCTTATTATATGTTTGTAAAGCTTTATCCGCAGCAGGTAATATGTCTTGCATAAAGCTACTCAATGCATTACCTTCTGCTGGACGTTCGATAGCTTGTAAATTACTTACTTGTACATCACGTACATTTGGCATCTGAATTTGAGTAGCCATATACCCTCCATATTACGCTGTTAATGATCCTGCTGAGCTTGTACCCATAGCAGAACCAGATTTACCGAATGATCCGAAATCAGATAATCCTGATAAACCCCCACCTGTGGAACTCATTGTAGTGGTAGTTCCCGTAGAACCACCTTTGTATTGTTGGTACATATCCATACCTTGTTTAAACATCCCTGCATAATCTACCTTAGATGTCTCAGCTTTACTACGACGTAAAGAACCTGCTGCACGGTTTACAACCTCGTTAATTTGAGTGTTATAATTATCCACACCAACTTCCCAATCTATCCACACTTGTCGTGTAGCCTGTTGAACTTGTCTATCTAAAGTACTCTTAAGAGCATCAGCACTTGCCCCAATAATATCTGCTGCACCGAATGCTGCATTAAACTGAGAAGTTGCTACTTGACCTTGTGTCCGATAAGAGTCAAGTGCTTGAGATGTTCGTAAGTTCTCTACATTACGTTGACGATCCATATCGAATAACGTAGAGCCTAAATTATGTACTACTTGTTTGTTGTATGCTTTTAAGGCTGCTAAATCCTTATCAGGGGTTAACAACCCTAATACACCTCCAATAACAGCACCATAGGCTGCACCATAAGGTCCGAAATTGCTCCCGATAGATGCCCCTGTTTGTGCGCCTTGCATACCACCTTGCATATTCATAGCCATTATAAACGTCTCCGTCCTCTGTTTGGTACACGGATATTATAACTAGCACTAATGATGTTTAACTCAGTTGTACCTTTAGTACGGATACTGAACTCCGTTGAACTCAATAACGTACCACATGGGAACTTAACATCACTAACTGTATTTACTCGCGTATACCCTAGTTGTGTTTCTGACCAAGCTTGTGCAGATGTTTCACCATCAAACACGTCACCATAGGTATCAGAAACATGGTACTCAAACTCACCTGTACTTTTGAAGGTCATAGTAAGATCAATTACTGTACTATTACTTCCAGCAACTACTCGACCTTTATCGTCTTTAACAAAAGGCGGTGTTAGTGTGAGTGAACTTTCATAAGGTACACCTAGATAAATACGTCCATTGAATTGACATTTAATCTTAGTACCTTCAATTTCATATTGAACCTTAGCATGACGCATAGTTTCAGAACTATATACCGCAGCTACTAATTCACCTGCTGGTAAGAACTCAGGTAATGTACCTTCCCCGTCTACAATATCTACGTATTGGTAAATGTCTAAGAATGGGATAGGTTTATTGTCTAGCTGGTTTAACTGTACGTTAATAGTACCAACTACTAAATCATCACCTACATCCATAAACAGTACTAAATACTCTTGCAAGAATTGTACATGAAGTACATCATAAGGTAACTCCCATTTATGGAAGCTCATTAACGGACGATCTTCACCTGCCCATAAGTACTGGTGTACAAGTAACTCTTTCTGGTCTGAACTGAACACTGCCATATTATCAGTAGTACTACCTGTGATTGAAGTACAAACACCTGTAGCATATAACGGGATATGGTCTGCTAAGTTCTGGGCATAGTACTGTGCATCTGAGTAAGCATTAGGGATCATCTCACCAACTTGATAGTAATCTGTACCACGTTGATATGTATAATACAAACTACGTGATACGACCTGCGGTTCACTAGCCATACTAATGTTAGCTTTTGAACTTGGATAGATAACAGCCGTCTTAGGTGTAAGTACTGTACTGTTAGCTGGGATAACAGCTTGTTGATTCTGCGCCAATAAAACTAAATCTTTATTGTACGGAACAGCATATTCAAACTGTGCAGCACTCAAAGCAGTACTAGACACTTCAATAGGGTCATCATCCTGTAATTCCTCTACAGTAGTACGCATATAGACATTAAAGTCTGCTGTAGCACTCATATTAACATATGAACCACTAAGTAGTACTAAACGTGATTGATAAGCACTAATACCTGTGATACCAAAATCCACAAACTTAGGTAGTGGGTTATTATCATCATCACCTGCTGTACGTGGTTGAATATCTAGGCTTTTAACTTGGATAGTATCAGTATCATCAAAGTACCAGTAAATAGGTTCGTTAGTGAACTTATATGGAGCCTCATATACACCACATTCTTTCCAAGTACTTGTAGTAGCGTTGTATTGGTAATAAGCGGAGTTACCTACTGTACCTACCGCAATAATATACTTATCTAAGATATTAGGTAGATTAGCAATAATATCCTGTTTACCTTGTACACGACTAGAATTACTCGTCTGAATATAAGTACTACCTGTACCAGACTCAATCACTAGCAAGTTTGTATCTATAGCAGATTTAGCTTTAAGTGCAACCGTACTACCTTCCCGTACAACAGTATAACGCGCATTAAGAGTAGTATCCTCTTTAATCCTATTCTCCATCTCAGTAGCTACCCATTCAGGAGTAGCCTGCCATGCCTCACTACCCGATGTACCCACACCAAAACTTAAGGTATAAGAACCTGACTTGATGTCTACTGAATACATCTTAGAGAACTGACCAGAACGAATACTGATATAACCCATTGTACTTGGATTAGGTATAGGGTTAGTACCGCCTGTAGGTGTCTTAGTAATAACTTGTTCTGTATTTAATACAAAGCAATTATTACGTGAGACTGTACTACGGATACTAGCCTTACCGTTGGAGGCTTTAAGATAATCTGTTTGATGTGCTTTAAGTAAGGAACCATCAAAATTATAAATCTTTAAAGTACCTGTAACAGTATCTACGATCATAATATAATTAACACCGTTGATGTCAATTAAACGTATATAACTGCTATTCGGAATACCTGTCAACTTAGCTTGGAATTTAACCCCACCACGTCTACGTAAACCTGTTACAGCATCAGATAATAAATTAAGCTGTGCGCCTAATTGTCCGTCACTACGCTCTTGAGGTGTTTGCTGTGATACACCTTTCAAGAATGACGGGTACACTCCCTCAAGAATCATAATAACTCCTATCGTCTTAAATATCGTTGGAAGCGACTACGACGCATAGCTGCATCATTACTGTTCCATTTACGATTACGCATATTCTCTTGAACTAATAATAAACGGTTAGCTTCTTTACGTTCTGTCATAAGTTGAATAGAGTTCTCCATACCATAATCAGAGACGTATACCTCAATACCTGCTAAATACGTAATGTACTGTGCAGCATATTCTGGTAGTTCTTCAAATGGGTAATCATAGATAACCTTAACTTTAACAGGTCCAGTAAAGTACCGTGTGTCATTATCAATATCATATAATTTAGGACCACGTTTAGCTACACGTTTGGTAACACCATAAATAGCTAAAGTATCAAGCGGTACATCAATTGTCTTGTCTGTGTTTAACAATAGTACCTTATTAGGAACTTCGTTAAACCAGTGACCCTCTGCAAGTACACTCTTACGTTGTCGATCAATAGCTGCAACGATACGAGATACTGTAGGGTTCCGTGAATCTTCTACACGCGTAATAACATGCTGTCCTAAATAAGGTAGGATAGCATTTACAGCTTCAAGTAGAGTCATAAGTACATCCTCCTTGTTATGTTGATTTACTTTAAGATATGATCGGCAACGTGCGAATAGTTGCATCATGTGATTCTTTGCCTAGATTATGCTATCAAGGAACGTTACTCTATCAAGCCACATGTTTGAACCTAAACATTACTGTGTCGCCCACAGATTCAATCATATCTTAAAGTAAACCCTTTCGAGTTTACCCAGCAGGTGTAGTGTTAGTTTTAATAACAGCTACATCAGCTTTAATTGTTGCTGTGTCAGTCTTAACAGTATCGACATCTGTTTTGATTGTATTTGTATTCTTATTAATAGTTCCTACGTTAGTCTTAACAATAGCAATCTCTGTCTTGTTCGAATCAACAACCGTTTTAACTGCTGCAACCGCAGTCTTTATTTCATCAATAGAAGCTTGAATAGCACCCAACTGTGGATCAGATGAACCACCTGTAATAGCTTCCGAAACAATCGGTGGACCAATAGCACCAGCCATACCACCTCCTATTACTCAGCCTTAGCTGCTGTCTTAGAACGTGTTGGGGCTTTGTCCTGCTCTTCTACCTTAGCCTGTAATGCACGTACCTGCTCTAATAACTCAGCCATCTGTGCTTGTGTATCTGCGATAGCTGTATCATCAGAAGTTTGAGTTAATGCTAAAGATACGATTGGTTCACATAATGCACCTGCCATAGTTTGAATCTCCTAAGTAGAAAGGAGAGCCGTTAAGCCCTCCATGTTATTATTAAGGTGTAGCTTGTTCAGTAATACGAACAACACCAACTGTGTCTGGACGACGTACATCTACAGTGAACATAGAGTAGCAGTCAAGAATCTTAGACTTAGAACGTGGGTCATACCACGGCTCAACAGTCCATTCCTGAGCAGTTACAGTCACAAGAGATAACGCTTTAGAGAAGATGATCATACGCCCTTTAATCTCTTCCGCAGTTACGTCGAATGCGTTACCATTTTCAGTAGTAGATAAACCGTGACCAGTGATAGCTGCTGTAGGGAATGCAGTATTCTCTACTACAGGGATACCATTCACTTTAACCACACGACGGTTAGCAAAGTCACCGTTTTCTGCTGTATAATCCTTGTTGATTAACTTAGGATGATGTAACAACGCTGAGAACGTATCTACGTCAACTAAAGTAACCATGTCCTGTAAAGGTACACGACGTTTAGCTAATGTATCACGAGCCTTAGCATGAGCTTTAACAAGTGCAGAAGCATTTTGCTCTAACTCAGCATCGGTTAAGTTATCACCACCTTTAAGCGTTACAGGAACGAAGAAGCCGTCGTGGAACTCACCATGCTCTTTCAAGTGCGCTGGTGCTGTCCAAGCTGGGGCTTTCTGTAAACGGATGATATGTGCTTGGTCGTACTCTAAACCAAAAGTAGTACCGTTGTTACGTCCCATCTCAGTCCAGAAGCTAGGTGCAGTCCATTCATCCATCTTATCGACAGGGTTACGGATATAAAGCATAGCCTCTACAACTACGTTAAGTTTATCAGACTTAACACGTTGATCCAGAATGTCTTCACCAGATTGACGGTATAATGCTTGAGAAGCACCTAAACGGTCAATACGGATTTGGTTAGAACGTTCAGCCACAGATTTCTGTGTTGACAATGATTTGAAAATTTGTGTATACTCGAACTGAGTATCTACCGTACCTTCATAAATTTCTAAATGTTGGTCGATGTTAGATTCGTCACCACCCCAATGAAAGCGTGTTGAACCATCTGCGAAGTAATTAGCACCTGCCATATTATAAATCTCCTATTAAATACCTTGTTGTTTGCCTAGAGCACGACGACGCTGTAAATCAGCAATCTTTAGCTGTGCTTCTTTATTTGAGTATAATTGATGTCCATATTGACGATCTAATTTACCCCACTCGACCAAGAACTCCTGGTGTGACATAGCTTTACCGCCTGTACCCCCAGTACTGCCATTGATCAATGCACCGTTGTTAGAATTAACCAACCCAGTACCGCGAACATGGTTCATAATAACTTGGATAGCTTCATCTTGTTTACCGATACTCTCAAGATAGATAGCGTAACCACGTACATCTTGAGGTGCGGATGTGTTAAAACTGTTAATAGCTTCTTGCCATTGCTCAGCACCACCAGCAGTAGCATGTGCTTTCTGTACGATCTGTGCTTTAAGTTGTGTAGCATGTTGATAAGCTGCACGAGCCGTAGCTACCACCTGTGCTGCAATATTAGGTTCTAAACCTTTAGTTAATGTTGCGATATCAATTAAGTCAGCATTACCGTACTGTACAGCATTCTTAATAGCTGCTCCGAATGCTTCTTCACTTAATCCAGCATTAGCCGATACAACCTTAATGCTAACATCCAACGGACTATCACCTGCGAAATCTTCTGGTGTATATACCTTAGCTGGTTGAGTAGGCGTTTTATCTTCAACTGGTGCAGGTGTCGGATTAACTTGTGGTGCTTGGTAAGCTTGATTCTGTGGGAATCCGAATTGACCCTGATTAAAGTTAGGATTAAATTGCTGTTGGAAGTTACCTTGACCACCTTGATTAAATTCTTGTGGTGCTGGATTACCTTGCCCACCGTGTGATGCACTTTCTTGAGGATTACCTTGACCACCTGTATTAAATTCACTCATAAATACTCCTATTGAATACCTGCTGCCAATTGAGCAGCCTGTGTATTTTCTAATTGATTACCACCTAACTGTGCGCCAGCTTGTTGTATTACTTGTTGTCGCTGTGCCTCTGCTGCACGTTGTTCTTCCATAGCCTTAGCTCTCATTTCTTCTTCACTGTATGTAATCTCTGAAATATCAATACCATTAGAAAGTAGAATCTTATCTACAATAGCATCAAGATTAAATCGTTTACTTACTTGTGAGAATACTTGGGCAACTGTAGCAATCTCATTCGCTGCTACTAATAAAGCTTGGTTCTCTGAACTACGTGATAATGCTTGTAAACCAGTTAGAATATTTAATTCGATTTCTTGTCTATCAATCGCCTGAATAAAGTCTTTACGAACTTCATAGAGTAATAGATATGCTAAAGGTAAATGCATATTCTGAGATAGTTGTGAGTACACACCACCGAGGACTTGCTCTGCTTCATCAGCATTACGTGCAATCTCATAGGCTGTTACACGATCACCTTCTCGCATATTACCTGTGTACATGAACGCTACGTTTAGACGTTGCATAATAGCTTCTAAACCTAATCGAACCTCATTCATCTTTTGATATGATCCAGATTCATAGTTCTGTACAGCATTAACGTTACCACTAATCCAATCACCGTTACGTGAGTTCACAGCAGATTCTACATCAAAACCACCCTGTGCATTATATACATGACGGATAATTAATGACTCGATCTGGTACTCTGTTAAACCTTGTGAGAGTTCAGATAACTTAGCAAAGTCACCTGCATACTCTTCTACGTAACCACGACCGTAAGCATCACCATTCATATAACTCCACGTTACAGGAATATATGGGCATAACTTATCTCGGTAGATTTCATAGTTTGGTAAGCGTACACCATCTATTTCTTGTGTAATCTTCCATGAGATTACCCCATTGATATTACGCTTACGGATTCTAGTATAAAGATCAAGGGTCTCGTCCTCGTTACGATCTTGTAGGAGTGCCTGAGTCTCAGCATCTAATTCCCGATAACGTTTAGGTTCTCGTGTGATGATCTCAAGTACTTCCCCTACATTGTTGCGTAGTAACGCATAATTCTTTAAACTAAAAACACGTAGGCGATTATCTCTACGAAGTAATAAAACTTCACCAGTGATAATAAGTAAACGCAGTGCTTGCACAATCTGTGCATAAGATGCGTTGAAGAATAAACGACGACAAGCTTTGTTCTCTAAGTCGATAAGGGTACTTGTACCACGTTTATCAACTAAGTCTTTCAACTCTTGACTAGGTTCGATTCTAAAGAAAGATGTGCTTACGGGAAATAACGTACTCGCTAAACGTGACGCTAACCGATTCACTAGATATGCGCCTACACTTTGGTAGTCATGCTCAATCTCGGCATTTCCATTATCTACCGTAATCTCACCTGTCGGGAACACGCTAGGTAGAGTCCAAAGTGCATACATTTCTAATCTTGTTTTTAAAGAATCGTCCGTGTATTCATCGTACAAAGCTCGAATAGTCTTTGTAAAATCATTTCCTTTGGACTTCATAAAACCTCCTAATAAGCATTAATCCCTAAGCTTGAATAACCACCTGTAGGTCGTTTCTTACGAGGACCATCTGCACCTGTGAAGGTAGTACCTCCTGTATCATCAAATTGTGTTACTTCTTTCTGTTCGTTAGCTTGTTGTAGTTTCTGAGCTTCTGCTTGACGACGCATTTCTTCCTCATACTTCTTTCCGAGGTCATCCTGCCCACCAATACCAAACATACCCATAACACTACCTAAAGCTTTACTTAACCAGCTCATCGTTTAATCTCCTTACGGACCAATGTAGGACCTTGTTGGTTAATTAATGTTTGTATCTTATACATTACACTACGTTGACCAGCTTTATAGATTAATTCTTCTGGTGTAAGTAGTTCTGTATTCTCTGCAAAACAATACTTATCTAAGTAATCATATTGCTCTTGAGTGAATAATGGAATGTCTCTTGCACTCATTCATTCTCTCCTTCTATAAGTGTAACTTCAAATAAGGTTCTTCCCTTCTATAAGTGTAACTTCAAAAAAAAGCCCACATGCTCAAGGCACATGGGCTTAGTATTAACCAAACATATAACGGGATTTAGAAATTTCCGATAACTCTAAGTTACCTGTAAGTGGTGGTGTGTACTCTTCAAGATCAATATTGTTAAACTTTAAGAAGTCTTCAATACTGAATTGTGTATACATTTCAATGAATGTCTTACGTAATGATACATGCATAGCTTCCACATCACTAGGATGGGTTGCGAATGAGTCATGAATTGGTAGAACTTGACCATCGAAATCTAAGATAGTTAAACATAAGTGACTGCTATCCATACTATGTACAAAGTTAGGTACAATACCGTTAGCTGCTCTTAAGGTATTATATTGGTTATCTGGATAACTATAAGCAATTCTGGAGATTCCCATCGAACGAATTGCTACAAGTTTAGTCACCATACCTTCTGCCCAATTCACAACAGGAACACCTACTGGACTAAACCAACGCATAGCATCAGCTTTATTTTTACGTACAACGTTCTGCAAGTAGTTCATCATCTCAGCAGATTTAGGTACAGTATCTTCGACACCTTTACGTAATGCCTTACCAACTGGTTTAGCTAATCGGTTGTAAGTAAAGACTGTCTTACCATCTAACTGAATCTCATCCATACCTGCTTCATACATATCATTAGCTAAGCCTTGAATAGTTGATAATAACTTCGAACCGTATACGTAAGTCATCACAGGTTTCTTCGCCATATTACGACTAATAGGTTTATCCACCCAATACTGACGTACAGCAGGAGAATCAGCTAATTCTAGTTTAGACTCATCTGCTATGTGCGCTACACGCATATAAATATCAGACTTCTGGTCTTCACCGTTGTCTAATAAGTTCGTATATAAACCACCTACTTCGTCTCTAGTGAGCGCAGATAGGTGCTGTAGACCCGAACAAGTTGCGTCCATTGCGACGGGGACATGGCATATGTAGGATTCAGGTGTTTCCAATTCCAACGCAGATTGTAGCGCCAAACCTGCTTGTAGTAATGTAAAAGCAGTGTCGGGTTCGGGTGCTTCAACATCAAACGGGTTATTGATAAAATTCTGAATGTAGTTCCAGTTGTCATCACACCATTTCTCCTTTAAATCAGGATCATGTTTATCATAACCACAACAGTTTGCAACATGAATCTTTAACCATTTAAGTCCTGTTTTACCTAGAGGTTTACCCTCTGCAAACTCAAGACAACCTTTAATACAATCATTCGATTGTGGGTTAATACTACTACGGAAGTAAAGACGACCTCGCCAATCAATAAACGTTGGAAAGTACAAACGTTCTTCGTCCTGATATTTAACCAGTTCTTGAATACGACTTAAGATGCCATGTTGACGACCAACACGTTTAGCTTCTTGTGTATACCATGAACTCATTAAACCTTTCCAGAATTGGAACTGATCTAATTCTTCCTCAGTAGCTTCTGACTTTAACCAATCATCAGTAAATGGAAATGCAGGTTTCGGTGCAGGTTGATAGCTTGGTAAACCTAAAATACCTACACGCATAGCAACTGCTTTACGTAAGATTGCTAAGATGTCTTTATTGATCCTGTAAGGTACAGACTGTGCTTTATTCATTGCAGCCTTAACTAGCTCTGCACCATTGTTTAAGTTATCAATAACCCAATGCTTATGCTCTTTCTTAATAAAGCGAATACCACACATAGGTGAGTTATGTTTAAACCATTCAGTTAAATACCCACCGTTATACTGTCCTTCCCAATCCATAGGTTTGATCAACATAGGAGGATATTTAACAACTGCTCTCGCTGCACTCGCTGCATCCTGAAAGTGCTTCGCTAAGGGTTCAGAAGCTTTAATGTGGTACATACCGCTATCCAGTTTAGCCCATTGGAATAATCCTGTAGCGTCGTATAAACAACTTACCAACAACTTAGCTACACCTATACGCTCCTCTTGTGACCACTGTTCCCAATCTAGTTGAATAGACTTAGAACCTGCTAAGAATGTACGATAACGGTGGGTAACTGATTTTGTACCTGTGTTGTCTAAATACTGAATAGTCTTATCAGTGTATGCAGGATTTAACTCCTGCATAAATACCAACATAGACTCTGACTCAATCATACGCCCAATACCCGTAAGTACTTTCTGCATAGACACTGGTTCAGGTACAGCACATGCATTAATAATATCACGTAATGCAGCCATTACTAAAACTTCTGGATCAGCGATAGAAAGTAATTTTAAGTATTTACCGCCAACACCACGAATCTTTTGTTTCTTAACTGCATTTAAAGCTTCTACACCAACTTCAAATGCTTTAGCTAATAGGATACGACCTGTACCTACGTCAGCAGCACGTCCTTGTTGATATGCATCTAGTACTTGCTTCTGACCAGCAATGATACTATCGTGACTGTATGATTCTTCAAGAGCTATTTGGCGTTGGTATAGATCAGACATTATATCTCCTAAATTTTAATTTTGTTTACTAGCTGTTGTACTTTACGTTTGAGGTCATCAATAGAACCATCATTATGAATTACATAGTCTACATAATCATAAGGGTTATCAGATAGCTGTAGTTCGGCTGCGTATACTTCCGAAGCATGTAGTTTACCTTGCGGTACAGGGTGTCGGGTAATTAGGATATTGAAGTCCACATCCTCATTACCAAAACGAACATCAGGGATGATTAGGTTACGGTCTTGATTCTTAAGATAATTAACCCAAATATCAGGATCAATAGCACGCCCTACTTCCGTACCTAATAGTTGTTGGAACTTACGAGGACTCATCCAAGTACACGAGTCAATATGTTTTTGGCATAAAGCATTCCATTCATCTAAGTCTATATCTGACCTGTTAAGCTTAAGATACACATAATCAGTAGCATCAATAATCTTATCCGCTAGACATAAATCTACGAACTTATCCACCTCCTTCACATTACGATCATCAAAGTTCTCACCAAACACTTGACGTGCTGCTTCTTTAAGTAAGCCTGCATAACGATCAATTTCAAACACTTGACCTCTTTCTTTTAAAGCCTCTTGTAAGATAACTGCTACTGTGTCTTTACCTGAACCTGCTAGTCCAATTAAACCTATCTTATAACTCATTAAGCATGTTCTCCTTCGTAAATTTCTCGCATATGTTCAAGTTCAACTTTCTTCTGCATAGCGTAACCATCAGCACAACCATACAACATTAAACAGCCTCGGAAGTGGTGATTGCCCTGCCAACCTTTATATGGTTCATCATGTACATAACATGCCCCAACCACTGCTGCAAACTGTTTACGACCTGTCATAGGTAATTGACGCTCTGCATAAGCATACATCTGTTGATGTCCCATTACGAAAGATTCACCAACTGTCTTAAGACGTAGATCAAGATTACCGCCTAGTGGTTTACCCGTGTTCACGTTAATTACGTAATGTACAAAGTGAATACCACAGATATTATGTGGTTTTAAGAATGGGATAACTTCCCAACCATAATCATGAAAGGCTAATTTATCTGTACCAATCAGACCTTCAAACTCTGGATGAGTCTTAACAAAACGATCAATACGATCTTCATGATTACCTAACACCACAACCTTACGTGGATTATAACCTTTAACAGATCGGATATAATCTTCAATAATACCTAGCGCTTCATCACCAGCTTCAATATCTAGTACAAAGCGACGACCTTCTGCACTAAGTTGCCCTTTATCATATGTGCTTAACGATGCCATATCATAATGATCACCAATCTGTACAATAATGTCAGGCTGTTTAAGTTTGATATAGTTTGCAATCCAGTGGATATAATCAAGACTAATACCTTGTTTAACCTGAGTATCCCCAATTACAAAGATTGTAGGCTTACGCATCTTCAATGCTACACTCTTGTCAACACGATGAGCTAACTTCTGAATGTTATCTCGAATAGTTCGATCAGAAATACCTAACTCTGTAGCAATCTCTGAGCTAGTTAGACCTTGAAAGTGCATACGAAGGGCACGTTGTTTCCATTCTTTTAAACTGCTGAATACTACTTTAGACATAAATTACTCACCTTTCTGTTTACGTTGTTTAACTACTGCTCGTGCTTTTCGTGCTGCTGCATTTCGCTTCACACGTTGAGCTTCTTTCTTTTCATCTGCTGTTTTGTGACTTGGGTAAATCATAGTCGTTGGATGTGCATCACAGTAAGCATAATAATTAAGTAGATTCTGCAACCACTCTCGGATTGCTGCATGCTCTTTAGACTTACTGCCCCAAGAACCTACTGCATTAATTACCTTACCTTCACCAGCGTTACAAGAACGGTGAAGAGTACCACGTATTAAACCTGTCACATGGTCATGATCCACTGCGTAATCTGAATCTCTACCCATCTTAGTAAAGTCAATCGGCTTGTGACATAGCAAACACTTCTCACCTTGCTCTTTATAGAGCTTCATAGCGATAGGTCTTAGTTGACCTCTGGAAATCTTACGTGCTGTCATGCGTACTCTCCAATACACTTCCAGTTCAATCCTTTATGTACTAAACGTATAGCCGTTGGAGAAACGTTAAACTTTAAACCTAAAGCTTTAGCACCGTTCTCAGGACACCACGCTTTATAGTTCGCACGAATATATTTAACCTGCTCTACGGCCAACTTAGTCATACCGTGCTTTAATCCTTTTGCCTGTCTATTACGAGATACCATATCATTCGAATTATCTTGTGCAGTACCTGTTTCCAAATGCTCTGGATTAATACATCTAGGGTTATCGCATTTATGTCTAATCAGTAGACCCTTAATACTACCATAAGGTACTTTATTATGGTCACAATATACTACACGGTGCATTAAACGAGTTACACCAGTAACTTTACACATAGTGTAACCATCCCGATTACCACGTCTTCCGTGATCAATACAAGGAGTCTTCATCAGGTTCTCTTCTCCAAATTCGTTCGTGATAACAATCTTCTAAGAAGAGTAAGTTATCTTTAGATAATTCATGTTCCATTAGATATTTATAAGCACTATCTTCCCTATTACGTAGCAACCAAAGCGCCTCGGCTTCTGGTATCGGGTTTTGATCTATGGCTCTATATGCATCTAATACCAAATTAACCGCGACCACCTCCTCCTTAACATCTTTAAGTAAGGCTAAAGCCGCTGCTTCTCCACAGGATTTTCCGTTTAGTTTAATCAACCCTTTAACATTATCCGCGACATCTCCCATAATCATCTGTGCTAAAAAGAAACGAGTACCTTTACCAACGATTTTAGATGCAGGTTTTAAACTTGGTGTCAACCACTCTTTCTTAGCAATCCATCCAAAACGATCACCTTTAAGTAGTGTTTCAAATTTACCTTCATCCATGTTATAGGATTTGTGTGGAGATATTTGTAAATCCTTATCCGCACTTACTAAGATACCATTCTGATAGTGATAATGGTCAATCATTAAAGCGTCATCGGCTTCAATATCATAATGACTGAACACCTTGATTGTAGGATGATCTTTGAAATACTCGGGTGCAATATTGCGTAACTCTTCTAAGTTAGCAGGTTTTTGTTTACCTTCACGGTTGCCTTGATATGGTTTAACTGTATTCAGTAAATGCCGTCCGTTCTTAGCACAACCCGTTGGAGTTAAATGAACTCGTGCAGTTGTCGCACCTGTTAAGAACATCTTTTCCTGAATAGCAATCTCGAAGTTATTAAGAATAGTTTGCATCTTACGATACTGAGTGCATACATAGTAGCAGTCGCTATCTCCATCATGTAATAACACATCTCCTTGATGACCTGCTTTGTATGTATCCACTTTAGAAATACTGTCGGAGGTTACGCCAAAGCGTGCTAGAATATTATTCATCTAAACATCCATAAGTTTATTAACATTTAAACTCATTCGCACTTCTCCCCACAGTAATGACAAGTTCCAGTATAAGTTGCTACTAATCCACAATTAGGGCAATTCATTGGTGTTGCTGGTTGAAAGTCTTCATCTTCGATATAAGTGTACATGTAATCTCCTAGAGGTTGCCTCCCGAAGGAGGCTTATAGTTTGGTTGTAAGTAGGCTTAAACGGCTGGAACTGCTGGGAGGTCTACTGTTGGGACCGCAGGAATATCTGCCTTATCTTCCTCAACATGTTGATCATTAGGGTCAGCTTCTTCTACCTCAGCTTCAAGTGCTGGTAAATCTTCACCTTGACTAATCAACAATAGATCAATTGGTGAACCTTTGAAGTTTGTAGCACTACGGATTTTTTCTTGGATGAAGTTCTTACTTTTCTTCTCAACAACTTCATTACCATTTGCATCCTTAGTTTTCTTATCATATTCACCTTCAATGAAGATTGAATCCCATTGTTCTTTAGTAGGTGCATCCCACAAGAACAATTGATATTCTTCTGCTGGGGTATCTGCTACGCCATCCTTACCTGCTTCATACATAGCACCAGTCATAGCATTAGCAATTGGTTTCTGTAATTGGGAGAAGTCATAAGTGTTATATTCTTTACCGTCTTTACCTTTCTCAATACCAATAGATAATAAGTAAATGCTACCGAGTTTCTGTACAAAGTGTGTTGCATCTTTAGCATAGTTCAATGCATTGAAGATTTTAACAGCACCAGCTTTTTCATTTTGGTGTAACGCAATATCAAATCGTGTACGAATCTTTTCGAGTTTACCGTCTTGTACATATGGTTCTTTTGTACCATCAGGGAGAGTACCGATACCTGCAAGGATGTGGAATCCTAAAGAAGCAGTCTTAGCTGGTTTCTTAGGTTGACCTTTGAATGGTTTCTGTTTCTGAATACCATGATCAATGTATTGTGTGAATTGTACAATCGCTGTGCCTTCACCTAACAGACGTTTCTCAAAACCACCTGATGTAGTTTCCGTCATGTCTAATTGTACTTTACCTGCTTCGATTGCTGCTGCTGCTTGTGCTAATAATGCGTTCATAATTAAACTCCTAAGTATTAATGGCTTGCAAATTCTTTGTGAAGTTCTTCACGTTTGACTACTACCCAACGCTTTAGTACTTCAATATCTTTTGAGTGTTTCTGATAACGTTTACCGTTTAAGCATACTTCTGCACGAAATAACTTACCACCCCGCACAGGCATAATACCTTTGATACCTGTAGTAGAACGCTTGTGAACTTTGATATTCATTTGATTCCGACTTGTAGTAGTTGCTCGTAAGTTACTTAACCGATTGTCTGTCTTGTCCAAATTGATGTGGTCAATCTGTTGTGGAGGTTGTTCGTTGTAGTGTAAGAACCACGTTAAGCGGTGTGCTAGCATTTGCTTACCCTTGTAGGTCACTTTAATATAACCTTGATTAGATAAGCTATTACATACCGTATTGGCTGCGTAGTTACCTGTTCTAACTCTACGAATGATCTGACCAGTCAAAGAATCATATTCAAATACTTCTCGTAGTTCTTCACTAAACATATTGTCTCCTAATCTAACGTCTCCTTATTCATCATTGAAGAACCTATCTCCAACTCAGCAGGGAACGGTGTTATATCATAACGCCACTCTTTCAATGCAGGGATACGTGTTGTCATCCATTTTGGCGTAGAATCCATAATCTCTTTCACCTTAGTACCCACCATAATTGCTGTTTCACGATCAGCACAATCGAGCTGAATGCAGTCATGGACGGTGTTAATAGGTAGTGCTTTACCCCCAAAGAAATCATTCCCAATCAACCAGCGAATGACTCGACCACATGCACACTGTACAATGAAAGACGCTTCCCCTTGAATTGGGTAGTTAGCTATCTGTGTGTCTTTGTAGTCGTACTTCTCCCCAACACCCTTAACATATTTCGGGAATTGTCGGAAGCTATAGCATGTGCCAGATAGTGCTTTGAAGAATCCACGACGAAAGTGTTTCCATATGCCGTTAACCAATTCTGATTCCATCGGCATAGATAATCCGTTCTGTTCAACTTGAGGTCGGACGATACGCTCTGAAAACGTAGAGGACTCTGGAAATAACTTTCGTTCTGTCTCTTTAAATTGCTCAGCCTCTTCAAGTGAACATCCTGTTGAGAAGCTAATGCCCATAGCGGAAGCCCCGTATTGGTTAGCGAAGGCACGAGGCTTAATATCGGTACGTAGTTGTTTATATTTCTTGTGTTCAGGATGAGACTTATCATGACACTTCTCAAACACAGTTTCATAATCTTCTCCTAAAGCACCTGCTAAACGATAGCAGTGCATATCTGTACCATCAATCAACTGTTGAAGCAAGTTCTTATCTCCTGAGATACTAGCTAAAGCTACTACCTCTAGAGCACTGTAGTCACACTCAACTAAACGACCATCACTGCCGAAACGAGACACGAACATCTCTTTAACCTTACTAGTACCATCTCTGGGCACGTTCTGGAGATTCGGTTTTGAACCTGATAAGCGACCTGTAACGGTTGCACAGTTGTTTAATTGGTGATGGATGATACCATTAGGTTCAACATATTGAAGCATACCAGACTGCTTACCCTTATCATCTTCAACGAGATAATACGTCGTGGTGTCTTTGATTAACTTCTTCATGTCACGTAACGGTTGTGCTGCTTCTGTGAACTTAGCTACTAAGTCTAAAGCATCATCACCTGTTGAATATACAGGAGTACCACAAGCTGTATGTACACGCTTACCCTTGAACTCTGCACGATCACCTGTGAACTGTTCAGATACATGCTTAGGTAGTTCATTGAAGTTTACCAAACCTTCAAAGTGATATGTTCCTTTACCCCATTTAAGGAGAGGCTGATCTGTATCTAAGCGTTGTATCTTAGGTAGACCTTTAAACTTCCCAGCTTTGTAGCGTTGTAACTTCCCGTACTTAGATTCTAAATCTTCAATCTGTTCTGGTGTTAGTGGGTTCTCTGGATCATATTTAATTTTAACCATAATATTTCTCTGCTGCTTTATCATAGGCTGCTTTTGCGTCAGCTAATACATCAAATAACCCTAATTCAATACCCTTACCTTGCACTACAATTTTAGCACGGTAGCGTGTCTTTCCATATCTGTGTTTAAGATATACACCTTTGACACCTGTAGCATTCTTACGGTTATGCGTATTGTGGTTGTTTAATGAGTAAGTAGCTGCACGTAAGTTGGTTAGGCGATTATCTGTGCGTTGACCATTAATATGATCTACAACTTTTGGTAAGTAACCATGTGCTAGATAGAACTTCACTCTATGGTACAGATACTTTTTCTTACCTACAGCGACTACTAGATACCCGACGTTATTTAAGTAACCGTTAACGATCTTACCTGAGCGTAGCGAACGTAGCTGTTCGCCTTCTAACTTGAACTCATTCTCCAAATACATAGTATTCTCCTTTAACAAACTTAGGAGGATCATAAGGAACTTTCTTATCATAGGTAATAGTACCACCAAATAAGAACGCACTCATGTGATAACCAGAAGTGAATGAGAACTCTAACTCAGCAGGTAAATCTTTCGGTAGATAACTACGAACATCCTCTTGCAACTCTGCAATACGTTTGTACTGCTCGTCCATGTTCTTCTTAGCTACATCCATGTTTACGTACAAGCCGTTATACGTTGCGATAGCATTAAACAATAAACTATCCATACGCATCTTAGCCATTTCGTACATACCGACTTCTTGCATGTACGCTACCTGAGCAAAACATACTCGACGTGTATTTGCTACGTCACCACTATGCTCATCAGCTAAGTATTCCATTAATAATGCTTGGTCGATTTCAGAAGTCTTATAACCTTGTTCCCAAAGTAACTTAACCGCATCAATCTTTTTAGTACCACCGTACTTAACAGAACAATCTTCGAGCTTAGGATACATCTCAGTTTGATGTGTAATCAAGAACTCTGCATATTGCGTACAGAATACACGACCACCGTTATTTAAGAATTTTTTAATAAGTTCAAACTTAGTTGCAAGTAACCAATGTAACTCAAAAGATAAGTTATGTGCTACTAATACCTTAGAGTTTAATAAGTCTTCATCAAATGCTGTAGATGCTGCCCATTGATTAGGTTCTGTATAATATTCAGATTTAACTAAACCGTTATCACACGCCCAACCAGCAGCTACTACATAGTTCTCAGGGCAATGTGGGCTAGCTAAAGAACCACAGTACTCATAGTTCTCCACCTCAAAATCCAGAATAATCCAATTATGTTTCATGCATATCTACCTTTGTGTTTTACAACGTTGTATATAACTTTCTCATCTACGTTATATTCCTTAGCTAATGCAGCATAGCCATTAGGGTTATATTTCCCTGCTTTACCTTTAATGTACCTACTACGTATAGTGGATATATCCTCAGTAGTAAGCTTATGTTTCGAAGGTACAACCTTAGCAGATCGACCACGTTTAGCACGATCTTTATTGTTATCCGCAAGTGTGCCGATCTCTAAATGCTCAGGATTAACACATCTAGGGTTATCACACTTATGCCTCACAACTAAACCTTCAATATCTTGCATATGTATATTATTAGACTGACAGTATACAATGCGATGTAGTCTACTAATTCTAGGTTTCTTATATGGATTAAGTACCATAACATAACCTTCGGGACTTAGTGATTTAGTTTTACCATGATCTATACAGTCGGTTAGCATAGTACCTCCATATTATTTACCTTTAAGTATATTTATAAGAAGAAGTATAAATAAGAATACTATAATATTACTTATGTATATTATTATAGTTATATTTATAATATTTAATATCATATTTATATCTCCTTCTATTAGTGTAACTTCAAATAACTAACTACTAAATCAGTTACTTATAGTACCCAATTAACGACTAACTAGGAACAATACTATAGATATAAACAGTAGTGTTTGTTGCCACCCTTCAAGAGCATTCCACCATTCAAGCATCAGGTTCCTCCTTATCTTCACGTACCCGAACCACTTTAGGTAATCTTAATGCTTTACCTGTACTTGATTCTTGAAGTGCTTTAACTTCCCAAATCTTACCTACAGGTGGATACTCCGTACTTCCTTTTCCTTTATCTGGAAATACCGTAGTACCTACTCCAGATTGATGTGCTAACGTAAGTGCTTTACGACGCTCATCAGTCCATCCTTTACCCAAGTCTGCGGAGAACACATTGCCCTTATAAGAGAATTTAAGCTTAGCAATTTGACCTGCACGTTTACCTTTACCATACTCAACTCCTACACAAAGTAGATCAAGATGAAGACCACGAACAATCTTCATTGTTCGATAACCTTTATGACCAGCTACCCAATCAAGGTCTTGTTTAAACACAGCACCTTCGTGACCTAACTTAATATGTGCATCAGCGTATTGCTCAGCATCTTCTTTAGAATTAATGATTGCATTATCTACAAGGTATAGACTACATTGAGCAATCTCTAGGATGCGTGATAACTCTGCATAGCGGTCAGTATAATAACGCACAGAACCACCAGCTAAGAACTCATCAAAGTGCAAGTAATCATGTAACATCACGTAGGATTGATCCATTGCCTCTATATCGGCTGTTCCCCACTCTGCCTTACGGTTAGTACTTACTAGACCAGAAAGTTCCTCTAAAGTGATTGTAGGCGCAACTAACTCACCTATGTAAACACCATCAGTTAAACCATAGATGCTCATAAAGTAGTCGGTCTCATAAAGCTCTCGGTAGTATTCCTTACCTGTACGGCTGTAAGCTTTAGGTATACCATTATGAATAACGATAAGAATATAAACACCATCGTATTTAATCTGACCAATTAAAGGGTAATTAATCTTACTTTCAGGTACTTCATCAAAGTGCTTGACAAGCTGCACAGGGTTCTTAGTCTTAGCTAAGTATTCCTCAATTGAATCAAATATATCCATAATCATTTCCAAGTGTTTAAGTCAGGGTTAAAGAATGTCTCAGCTTTGAGATATGATTTCTTACCTGCACGTTTAAGTTTATTCTTCGGTGTACTGATACCACGTTGGTACTCAATATCCTCTGTAGGTTGCATCCAAGCACCACCAAAGATGGCTAAGTCAAGTGTAGTTTGTACACCTGTTTTACTGTTCTGTAATGCAGATAGTGGTGGGAATAGCATATCCATACCCTCAGCACTCACCTGAATACTTCCGATATGAATCATCTTATGAATCGCTGCGAACTGTCGCATCGTATCCCACACCGTTTCTAACTGCTGTACATCGTTAGCAGCTTGAGCGCCTACACAGCGAATACGTCCAGTCATATCTGTGATCACACAGAATGGTTTATGTTTACTGATTAACTTATTAACATCAGCAGTTGTTGCACCGTGAATATTCACTAATCGAATAGCATCAATACGTCCAACTACTTTCTTATAAGCTTCACGTAAACCGTCGCCACCTAACTCTTTACGCATTTCGAACAGCTTACTACTATCAACACCAAGCACAGTGCTATATACACGAGGCATAATGTCCTCTGCTGTACCTTCATTAATCAAGTACAAGATAGGCTGGAATTCTGCCTCACCAGCTTCTACCAAGTCCTTATGCTGTACTGCAAATGACTTAGCAATCGCACAGAATAATGATGTTTTACCTGCGTTGGTAGGCATAGCTAGTGCAATGTTCTTACCAGCAGTTACACCTTTAAGATCATCACAGATAACATCAGGTAAACAATCGAACTTATAACCACTATCATCAGCAGATAAGTCAATTAACTCTGCAATATCTGTGTCACACCACAGCGCTTCTACTTGCGTTGTAACGCGTTGTTTGTGTGTTTGGGTAGCTACCTCAAGCTCACTTGCTAAGTCGATCTCCTCACCGCTCTGGAAGCGTTTCAGGATCATACCGACTTCACCTTCATACCGTAGTACTTCAAGGTTATCACAAGTACTCTTGATAATATCCTCACTCACAGGCTTACGTAACAAAGTAGTTAGCGCAGCCATAGCAGTGATTTGCTCTTTCGTCATGTTACCTTTAAGTTTTACCAGCGTATCAAATGCAGACCAATCTACATACTGATGTTCTGGATACTCTTTAAAGTAAACACCAAACCAATCCAGTAATCGGACTGTGTTAGCGTCTAGCATATCCTTAGGTACAGACGTATAAAGAAGATCGAAACGCTTCTTATCACTTAGTGCATGTAACACATTCCGATCAATTGGTTCACGGTCAGACATAAAATTTCCTAATTATTTCAACTTACTAGCTAATTGATTTACTGTTAAGTGCGTACGACACCATTCTTCAAAACCATCATTACGTCCGAACTCATATTCTTGAATAGTAGACCAGACACATACTGACATGTTAGGTTTAACTGTGCGAACCTTTGCTGTCGGTATTTCTTGGATATTCTTAGAGTGTAACAACGACACTAACTGATTACATTCAGCATGTGTTTTAGGAATAACACATATAATAGCCATTACTTAAATACCTCTGAATCAAGTACACCATGCTCTTTCCAATGGTTGAAGGCGTTGATGAAGTCATCAGGAGATTTAGCATCATAACTATTTTCTGTCACAATGTTACGACTACCATCAGCATTCAAAATTCGACCATCTGTACCTGAGAACTCAGGATGATTGACATCAGTATCCCACCAAATCTCTACATTAACACCGTCTGAACCATAAGATTTCAGGGATTTAAATTTTTTATTTCCTTGACTATTTAAGAAGTCTACAATAACCTTGTGTTGTTCAGCGTTTACGTCAATATTAATACCGTTGTATAACATTAGATAGCTCCAAATAATTGTTTGATTTCATTAGGTTTTAAATCTTTTGGGTCAAGTCCTAAAGGAATATTAACCCGCAAGTAAGGTACACCAAAAAGACTAAGACGATTACTAATAAGCCTTTCAGCAGTTTGTCCTGCAAGATCGCCATCCAATGCGAGAACTGGCCTACGTGATAACAAGAAGTTAAGTTTTTCATCTTCAAAATTAGTTCCTAGTAAACACATCGCACTGCAACCTGAGTAATGTTTTATCTTCATACTTGAAAACAAATCCTCAGTAACAGCCACAGGCTCTAGTGCATCGAATTGATTTTTGCCTTGCAAGTACACAAAGCTCTTAGGATTTTCTTTATAGTATTTGTACCACTTCATAGGTGAAACACCAGTACAATCTCTACCGATGTCAACACCTTCAAAGCTAAATACTAATCGATCATCCTCTAAATTATACATAGGTCTATATGGCTGTAGAATCGTCGTAGAGACACCTTTGCTTTGGAGTAGTACAACCATACGTCTGTACTTGCTTTCGTGCTTCTCCGCTAATTCTGTAAGCGTACATAGCTGTTTATAGTTTAAGAAGTGCTTAATGCCAGGCGCTTGAACTAATGTCTCCCTAGCTAAGTGTGTTTTCCAGACTTTACCACCTTCATGACAACGATGACACCAACATGACCAACTGTCTAAGTTGTTATAAACATCCATTGCTTTAGTATTTTCGGCTCCGTGGTATACACGACGCTTCTGACCTAGTGGTACAGCCTGTGCAAGATCAAGCCATTCACTGCTATGAAGCATCTCCTTTCACCTTCTTAAGTTCATAAGGTTTGCCCCAATCATCAGCTAGGTCAGGTTTATCAAACGCAACGTGAACATATCCGTCAGAATCTATATGCTTAATGACACCTGTCTCACCCCGACGTGTTTCAAAGAAGTAACTACGATCACCAAATGATTTCTTCTTAACTTTAACACGTTGACCTACAACACAATTCTTACGCTGCATCTTTAACTTCCTCCAAGTTCTTGTGATTAACCCAATCAATAGTACCATTTCCAAAATCGATTAGCACTGTTAACTTTCCAGTATAACTTGCTGGCTCTTTATAACTAACTGTACCTATTGCACTTAAGTTCTCTGGTTCAGCAAGATTACCGTTAGGATTACTCGCAATACGAACACGCATACCTACTTTAACTTTACCGAACTTCATCCGACTACCCTCACTAAAGGTTTAATAAATTTACTATGACAGTACCATATACGTCCATTATCGAACTGTACCTGCACCGTGTCATCCATGTGACAAGAACCTACAGTACCTTAGTACCTTTTGGTATTAAACCATTCGGTACTGTACGGTAAACCCGATCACCCGCAATATAATTATACCCACGCATTTCGTTTAGCCTCACGTTTAGAGCGACGATCTAACTTACGCTCCTTGACAATGTTCTTACGTTCACGTTGTTCACGCTTACGCTGCTCATAGTTAGTTAGTTCTTGAAGCTCATCAACATAAGCTTGTATAACACTATAACCTTTAATTGACATGTTCTACCTATTAACGAAAGTGATTGATGATAGCCTTAAGGGTAATTAAGAATTTCTTAAACAGCGATGTCTTTACACTAAATGGGTTATATTCAACCACAGGCTTAAGCTCAATGATCTTAGTATTAGGTGAGTAATCCATTAGTTCAGCACTATCAAATATGTTTAGTTTACCTACATGTCGATAGATGTTTCGAGTTTTGATTGTGAGTGTAGTCCCTGCCTTAGCGGATTCAAAACCACAATCGGTAACGCACACCGTAGCAATATTACCTTTAACTCGGATACCTTTTGGGTTATCAGGGTCATGCTGGTAATAACTTTCCTTTGGCATCATGTAACGTAACGCAATACCGCAGTCCGCTAACACTTTCTTAGTAGCTTTAAAGTGTTCAGGCGAATAGTTAGCAACACAGAAATCAGGATATTTGTTTTCAGTAGTCATCTTATTTAGCTCCTTTTACTTCCACAGCGAAATGTTTAGGTGTGCCGTGTTTACTAACATACTCATTGAGTTCTTTGTTAAGTAACTCAGGTTTAAATACTGCTAGGTATGCAGCTTGGTATAACGCAGCGAATGGTATAAACAGGTCCTCACCTTGTTCACGTAGCAGCATTACACCATTAAGGTGCTGTTGAGCTAATCGTAGTAACAAAGCACTTGGTTTAATACCTAAGCGAATTAAGAAGCTGTTTGTTGTAGGTTCGAAACACCAACCACGTACAGTACTTTTACCTACACGAACATGGTCCGTAGGTTGTTGGTTGTAAGTAAACCCGCCACTCAATGCATTAACATTATTAACACCAGCATCAGGTACTAACACAGCACGGAGTACCTGCTCCACTTTGTGATTATAGATAGGATTACCGTTCCACTCTACGTTATCAAATTTACCAACAGGATAAGCGTTACGTTTAGTCATTGTTTAACTCCTTTAGAGTTGTTGAGAATATTAGAATACTTACTAACAGCATCCATATAGAATGCTGCTATAAATATACTAGAATCCTAAACAACAAGGGCAGCCACCAACTAAACCACACTTACTACATACAAAGTCTGGTGTTGGTTCATCTTCATCAAGATAAGGTACATATTTAAATTGCATTTGTCACTCCATTCAAGTAATTAGCTAAGCGAGTGGCTGGTCCTTTTGTGCGGTAGAACGCTACCATACGTCCGTCAGGATGTCTGATTTCCCAACCCCGTAGGTGACTACCCACGACTTTTAAGTTTGGATTCTGGTACATACCATGCTGATATAGAATACGTCCAGTCTGCACATCAACAACCTTACCGATCGCATTATGCAGTACAGTCCCAGCGCCTACTAATTCAAAGTCATGGGCAGATACCGCACCTTGTGGGTAAATAACATAACCAATACAACCACTTTCTTCTAACCAATCAGTACCGTCATCATCCATATAGAACAGACGAATTGGTGTAGTCTTATCTTTGTATTGCTCAATAACTTGTTGAAGTCTTACGTCCATAATGTCACCTTAATTACTTTCAGATAACCAGCTAAGCACTGGTATCGCTAGAATGAAATAGAATAGAATAATAACTTTCCACTTATTAGCTATAGGTATCGCCAATATAGAGAAACACAGCGCTGCACCTATAAAGTAGTGTATCACAAACAACCACTCAAGTATGCTCATGTTCTTCCTTGCTAGGATTAGCTAACCACTCGTATGCAGACAACACCGCATACGTTAAACAGAATAAAACCAGTTGTAAGTATACCTTTCATAACCCACATTGCCCCATATAACCTAACATATACGCTTTAGCAACACGAGTACGACCTTGCTTCAATGCACGATAACCTGCACACTCATCTAATCTCCGTGTTGTTTCCGCACGTTGGTCTTCACAGAAAGTACCCTTCTCTTTAAAGTACTCTACCTGCCCCACAGTATCGTGGTACATTATAAAGAATACTTGCATAGCTAACACAATGTCCTTATTAGCTAAAGCAAACTCATAACATCGTTTAGCCATTAAGCAGTTAAGATAGCACTCATCTTCATACTTAGTTGTGCCACGACCAAGCTCGTAAGCAAAGGCGTGATCATGATCATGTACAGCACGATACAGTAAGTTTACTTGTGGGCTTAAATATAACTTATCTGCATCGTTAGCACCGCTATACACAAGGAAAGGTGAACCAAAGTTATGAGCGCATAACCACATAGCATGCACTTGTTTACCTGTGCTAGGAACTTCTTCCGCATTAGCTGAATAGTGTATAGGGTACTGTCCTTGTTGTAATAACAAGGTTTCTTCCAGACACTGAGCAATTACAGTCATAATAGGTTCGATACCATAGATTATATGTGACATATTAACAATCCTTACAGATAAAATAAGAGAGGATGCATCCAGCAGCTATGCATAAAGAGAATACAAAGACTTGTTCAAGTATTGTCATTTAAACGCTCCAAATGTTTAAGAAAGTCCTTATCGTTTAGTATCTCATGATCTAACCAATCATCAGCATAGGTAGGACTGATTGCCCGATAATCTTTCCAGTCCGTATGTTCAGATGACTTAAGCATAACAACCTTAGAATTTTGATAAGGTACAATCTTCACAGTAACCCATCTAGGTATGTGTGCATGTGATTGGTAGTCGTATTTACGATCCTTCATCTCGTTTACCCTTATAACGTGCTACAATACCTTCCTTAAGCAATGCAGCTTCAAGTTTAGCTTGTAAGTACGGGATACATCGTTCAGCTAACGCCTTACGCTTAGGGTTAGCCCATCGGTTAGGATCACCATAGAACTCTTCCCGACCTCCTACAGGGTATAACCACCACCCTTCTGGATTCTTTAACTGCTCCCACATTTCATCAACAAACCAGTCGGGATAATCACTAAAGAATGCGAAACATAGACCACGATTAGCATCTACCACCTTTTTAGTGATAGGTAATTGAACTGGACATCCATGTTGTGCTACAACATAGTCCCAATTCTCTAACGCTTCTTTAAGTTGTGCAATAGTGTCTTGCAGTTGTTTAACAGTAGGTTCCATGTTACACCTCTGCTTCCAATTGACTTAACAACATACGCAACTCTTTAGCTGCATCCGCTTTACCTTCAATATCCACGCCTTTGTTAATCGCTTTATTGTACTTACTAATAAGTGCAGCCACTTGAGCATGAACATCGAAAGACTTCAACAAGTCTGGTTCAGGTTTAAAATCTACCCAATGGTTAGCAATAGCACCAGCTTCATCGTAGGTTTTAGATTTATCTTTAGCGAACAATCGACCTTGTTCGATAGCACTTTTATCAGCTTTGTTCTCACGGTCAAGCATACGTACATTTCCATACGCTAAAGCCCATTCACAGAACGCTGCTTTACGAGAACCTTTAGGCATAGCCTGAACTAGCTTATCCAACAATGTGCTATCGCCATGTGCATCACAGTGTTTAAGACAACTAACACCAGCGACATGAATGTCGTTGTCTAATTGCTTACCACGTTTAGAGATAGATGCGATTGCTTTGTTAATATCTTCAACAGTGATTAATAGATTCATAGTGTGCACCTTACGGTAGTTGTGGTTAGAAAGATTTATAAGCGTTGTATCGGTTGCATGTGCAGCCAATACAACTATATAAATCCTTAACTATCTATCAAGGTCTTAATGAGTCTTACGTATTGCTCAAGCATAAGATAGATAGTAGATTTAATTAAAAGACTTAACGTCTTAAAGCCTAGTTCGATAAGAGCTTACTACATAAGTAATAAGTTTATCCTTAAAGGACTTAGTACATCTATCGAATATCGGCTCGATAACGGGATTCACCGCTCAGGTAATTTGTTCCGGTCTACCTTACACCACCTACGTAGCACATTACATCATTAACGGCTTGCTACTGCCTTACAATTCACCTTCAACATCTACCTCTTGGAAGCTTCTGTCTCTAGCCTAGCTCATTTGCTATGGTTGCCATCTTAATCTTGTTTGATTTCGTTGTCAACACTTAATTTCATATTTATTCAATTTAATTCTTATCAGTGTATCAGCCTTAAGCCGATACACGTAACTCGTTAAGCTCTTTGTTATATTGATCTTTAAGTTTGTATGCATTAGAGCATGCTTCACAATCTTTATTAGTACATGATGCAATGCTACGTACTAATCTACCGATCTCTATATACAATGCTGTTTTACGGTCAGTGTTCATTATGATTACTCATGTGATTGATACACTGATAAGAACTATTCGAATAAATACTTTAAAGAGTAACTCAAGAGATTCGTCATCGCTTGGTATGAGTGCATAGTAATATGATAGAAATTATACGTCAAGCACTTTATATAAATAATTTATTCATGTGATCATAGATTAATCAATATTATTACTTATATACTCTTATAAGCTTATTTTCAGGGGTAGATTAAGCTATTGATATATATAGATAATATTTGAAGTTACACTACTAGAATAGAATAGAATAAGAACTACAATAAACTTCTAATAAATATTAATATAAGAATATATCTATAGAACTATCTATATAACTACTGATAAGAACATATAGATAAGAACTATATAAGAAAGTAATAAGAATATAGATATAAGTATAGTGATAAGAGCTATGATATGAAGTAGTAGAGTAATAAATATAGAAAGGAGAGAAAGAAAGAACTAATAGAACAATAGATATAGGTATAGAAGAAATGCATAGAGGCAAGCTACCGAACCAATACAGACACTCAAGGAAAGAACCTAGAACCTCTCTATATACGTTGATAAGTGTAGTTGATAAGTGATCTCTCTACCGATACTCTAGTGATATACCTAGCACTGTACACTCTCCGAGTGAAGTTCTATATAAATATATTAAGAAAGGTGTAGACAACTGATAAGATAGTTGATAAGATGCGTCCTATAAAGTTGATAAGGAATACTCCGATGAATACAGATATGATAGTTCTAATAGTTATATACATAATAGTTCTGAACATAATGCTATATGTCTATCTAATGAGCGAATAGACTCAGTGATAAGAACATTGATAAGGACTCTTGATAAGAGAGTTCCAAGAAATTCCTCAAGAAAGATGGTATACGGGGTAAACGGGACGGGTTAGGTGGGAGAGA